ATACATATTATTATGATTAGTTTTTTCATTCTTTTATTTTAATTGTTATATCGTGTGGCGCATATTCATTACCACCAAAATATGGGTACAAATAATACCTTCTTATTAATCCCCAATTACCTTCAGGTCTTCTACGTACAAGTGTAGTATCGTTATCTATTACTATTACATAATAAAATGTTTTTATATCAATACTAGCGTTATAAATTACATCTGTATCTATAGTTCTTATTGTTGCGGCGCTATGTCTACCTTCTTCATGTCTTAACCAGCAAAGTTCTAACTCACCATCTATATATCTCCAACCAAGGCGTATTGAATACTTTTGGTGTCTAACACCAAAATCACTCATACCATATATTTTGTTTACATCATGTTGGTTTTCTGCTATTTCAGTTTCGTATATAGCAGATTCATCTAGCATAAACTTAAATTCTATTTTAGAATTTACTGGGTGATTTATAAAACTACCTGAGCTATGTTCACCAGCTGGTATTGTATAAACTCTAAAACCAAGATCGTCAACTTCTTTTGCACATGACACTAGAAAAAGAAGTATTAGAATTTTTTTCATTAAAGTGTTTGTAGATTTGATTTTTTCTTTTTATTTTTTTTATTTTTTATTTTATTATCAGCTTTTATTTTTGCTTTAATCTCTTCTATTTTTTTATTTCCAAGATTAAGATTGTATTGACTCCAACCTAAAAACATTAATGTTCTTTCCCAGGCAGCGTGATCGTTATTAAATCCTTGTCTTACATTTTGAGTTTTGTTGTAAAGCCTGTTAACAGGTAAGTTAGTACCGGCTTCTATATAGTTTGTTATTGCTGACCATTGAGGATTATCAATATCAAACGTTTCCATTTCAGCAATTACTTTTTTATTGTAATTTAAAGTTTTTTCAGCATTTGATACTTTTCTAGCCTTAATACCTATTACTGGTGAAAAGTTCAAAGCTTCTATTAAAACAGCGCTTTCATCTGGATTATAATTAATGTCTCTTTGTCTAGCAAAAGCAATAGCAACATTTTTTAATGTAGATAAAACAGCGCCAAACATACCAGAACCTCTTAATACAGAATCAATACTACCGTTTATTAATCTTTCTTGTTTCTTTAAAAATAAATTATTGTTATCTTCTTCGTCATCACCAAACATCATAGCAAATAAAGCTGTTTGTAAAGTATAAAATATTAAGTTTTGCACCGCAAAGTAATATGTTATTCTAGCTGCGTTAGAAATATCACTTTGCATTTGCGTTTTGTTAGGTCCAGTTATTCTTCTATTTTTAATATCTAAAAATGCTTTTTTACCTAATCTATTAAACTGTGACGTTACGTTTTGAAAGTTTAATATTATTTTACCAATAAGAGAAGCTTGCTGCTTTGAAACCATATCAGGTCTTGCTGACTGCTGTGTGGATTGTGTTATGTCTTGAAAATCAACAAACGCTTTTTTCTCAGCCTCGCTTTTGCTAAGCCCATCTTTTAAATATGTGTTAACTCTATTTCTATAATAAGTAGCGCCACCTGTTGCAATCGCAATGTTATCACCAATTTGTGTAGGTAAAAATCCTAGTTCTAATAGTTTAGATATTAAAAATCTGTGAGGGTTTTTAGACTTACGCATTTCAGCGGCAAGTTCAGCACCGTTAACATCAGTTTGTATACCACCTCTTCTTTGCTTAAGCATATCAGAGTTAAATATCATGCTCCAGTCGTCCCAATATTGTTTTTGATTAGCAAAAGCTTTAGCAGCTGCAAATATATTATTGTCAGCAAAATTTATGTAATTTACTAAAGACATTTGTTGTAGTAAAGCAGATCTCATGTTAAAGAACATGACAGAACCAACAGACCCATTAACCCAGTTCATAAGGTCGTTTACCATTTTGCTTTGCCCAGTAGGTTTGTTTCTACCAGTTTTAATTCTATAAAGCATATCTTCTAACGCATCTCTAACACCTTTACCAAAACCAGCTTCTATTTTGTTTAAATTTTCTTTAGAAAATATTATATCAGCATTTTCAATAAACTCTTCAAAAAATTGAGCTCTACCAATTCTACCTGTAGCATCATCTAAATCCATACGTATATCGCCAGAATCCCAACCGTCTGTAGGATCAACGTAGGTTTCTTGTTTTGATATTAAATTTATAGTCTCTGCGTAATATTGTAAATCACCATCAGAAGTAACAATTTCAACTAATTTTTTTTGATCAATATCACTTAAACCAGGTATATCATAACCATGCTTATCCCACAAATATACTCTTATAGCATCTTGATATGTAAAATCACCATCAGGAGTTTTCTTTGTAAGCTTTTTCTTAACATCAGGCATTGCCTTGTTTAAGTTTTTATAATCTGTAGCTACAGATTGTCTAGCTGTATCATACTCTATGTTAGCTCTATTTAATGGTCTAATTAAAGCTTGTTCTAAAAACTCTCTATGAGCATCACCTCTTCTACCTTTACCCATAAAGTTGTATAATAAACCTACAAAATCTTCATGTGATGGTGGGATAAATAATCTAAACTTACCTTTACCAGCTCCACGTTTTCTAGCTTTTATAAAATCAAATCTTTTTTTAGATTCAATACCTGTTAATTCTTCTAATATATTATTAAAATCAACGTTCATTGATTCACTAAACTTAACTTTAGCTTGCTGAACTTTACGCTTGACATCAAATTGCTCTAACATATTATCTACGGCTTGCACGTTTTGCAAAGCGTCATCAGCAAAATAAAAATCATTAAAACCTTCAGCAACCTTATCAGCTATCCAAAGAGCTTTGGCTTCTGCTGTTGAGTTAGCTAAGCCAGTAATATTTTTTAAAGGTATGTTTAAACCATTAGCTTTTAAAAACGCAAATATAGCCGGTGCAGATTCTGCGGGTCTTGCTGTTAACACAAACATACTTTTTGGTCCAAACTTACCTTGTAGTTTTAAAGCTTTTTGAAATAACGGCGCTGTTTTACCATCTACAACTTTGTTAAACTCTGAAAAATCAAACTCATAACCTAATCCTAATAAATCTTGGTATGTGCTAGCGTATTGTTCTGGAGTTAGAGTACCTTTATCACCATCTGGTTTTGTATATCTAATTAAAGACTTACTAGTCGCTAAAGTGTCATCAAAATCTAAAACAGTAATACCTTTTGTAGACATTGAATACTTAGATGTTCTAGAAACATTTATTGATTTATCTAGTTTTTTTACACTTTCAACTTTTTTAGTAAGTTTAACTTTTTGCATTGCATCTATTTGGCCTCTAGTTATTTTTCCAGCTAAAAAATCTATAATTAGTTTATTTTGTTGAGCAATATCAGTTATACCATCAACACCAAAATACTCTGTTATAGTCATGTTTACTTCTGGTAAAAAATACATGTTTAAATCTATACGTTGACCAGTTTCTGGATGTACTGCATAGGCAAGTCTAACAATTGAAGCAAAACCGTTTGGTATGTCTAGCTCGCCACTTATAAGTCTTGGTACAATTAACTCGTAATAAACATTAGGCATTGATTGTTCCATTCCAGCTTTATTAACAATGTCGTCATGCGGGTGTTTTTTGCTATTTAGCAATGGGCCTTGCATATAAGATTTACCTATTACTTTCCAAACAAAATCTACTTTACCTTGCATAGCACCGGCTAACAATGATTTACCAATTAAATTTTGTGGATCAGTGTGCTCTTCAACAACTTTTTTATCATTAATTACATCACCGTTTTTGTATACTGGATAAAAACCAAATTTAGCTAAAATTCTAGTAAAAGTATTTTGATGTTTAGCAGTGTCTCTTATCAACTCAATAAACATCCAGGCGTCAGCTGGTTTACCTTTTTTAGGGTCTAAGTATGATTCAGTTGCTTTAAAAAAGCTTAAAAGCACTTCAAGTTTTTTATTTTCATCTAAAGCATCATAATCTTCTAAATAAGTTTGATCAAAACCTCCACTTACAAATTTATTTGTTTTGTATTCTTTTCTTTTACCAACTTGCTTAGTATCTGTTGCTGGTATTAACTCGTCAAAAACTTTTACTGTCTGAAAAACTCCACCAGCTTTGTTTTCACCACCGGTAAGAGTGCTTCTTAATATGCTTCTAAACTGAGGGTGTTGTTTTAAAAAATCTGTTACAACCCTAGTAGCGCCTTGTAATATTGTTTCGCCAGTTGGCTCTCCATCAATCACAAGATCTGCATTTAAATCTCTTGTAGAGTATTCAACTGTTTCTCCTTCAGAGTTTTTTCTTTTCTTTTTTATTAATGGTGCTAGTTTGTAATTAATTATACCGCCTAGTTCTTCTAAGCTTAACTGATAAGATTTTTTAAAAGCTTGAGAAGATTCTTCTAATGTCATTTCCGGGTTAAGCGAAAACATAACGTCAGATTTACCGTCTTGTATGCCTCTTATAATATCTCCAGTTGTTTTATCATTTTTAGCTAACTTTTGTCTTACGGCTTGATTTGTTATCATTTTACCAGTAAGATTTGCTATAGCTAAAACTCTTGCGGATATATTTCTGTCACTACGTGTTGGCTTACCATCTATAATACCAAATGTTTCTAAAAATTGTTTTTTAGTTATATTGTTTTTTTCTTGTATTGCTAATCCAGATGTACTACCTGTTTTAGCTGCTTTTGCTCTATCTGTCTTTGTGTAAAAAGCTTTTAACAAAGTGTTAGGAATACCTGTTGCAGTACCACCTGTTGTTGCACCTTCTGGCAACATTGCTATTAATAAATCTGCATTTTTATTAATAAACATTTGCGCAGCTTGCAATTCCTTTTTAGTTAAATTAGCTAAACTTGTAATTTTTTTAGGAGCTATACCAAACAACTCACCTGTAATTTCAGGTATTTGATTTTTTAAATTTTTAAAGTTTACACTTGAAAGATCTAAACCAGAAACAATACGCTCTATAGCTTTTGCAATTTTTTCTGAAACTCCCAACCTATCAGCTATTACAATTTTCTTTTTTCTAGGTTTAGTTTTAACTTCAGTGACTACTTCTTCTGCGGCAACACCTTTAGCTTCTGTTACGTCTTGTGTAAACTCTTCACCTAAAACTCTTCTTGATGCTTCAATAGCTCTTGCTGGTAAAAACTTATTTATATAAGCAGCTAATGGCACGCCAGAGTCTGGTTTGTAATCTCTAATTAAATCTAATATACCTCTTTGCCCTATTTCTATTTCACTCATTAAAAGCTCTCTATCAAAATTAGGCGCATCTCTACGTTTTTCAACTATTTTACTAACTATAGGTTTAAATTTTTCAATAATTTCAAAAGCTCCATCTACGCCTTTTTCTTCAAATATTTGTTGAACTTTTTCAGAAGCTTCTTTAGAAAATTTAGTTTTTGTTTCTCCACGTTCTAGGCCTAATTTTTTTCTTCTATCTATTCTTCTTTTTTGCAACGTACCCATTTCGCCACCTTCATATCCTTTTAAAAAACTAGCTAAATAAACTGCAGCATCTTTAGGTGTTTTTATTTCATAACCTTTGTCAACATTTATTTCACCACCATCTACAGATGGTAAACCAAAAACACCTCTTAAAACGTTTGGTATACTAGGTGTTAGTTTTAAAAGGTTAGCTTGCTCTTGTTTATTTCTTATAAAATAACTTTGTATTTCTTTACTGTATTCGTCGTAAAATATATCTTCGCCTTTAGGAAACTCACCTTTAATATTGTAATTACCTAATGCTACTTGAATTTGTATAGCTGATTTATGTGCTTTTGGAAAATTCTTTTCCATGTAGTCAAATAAATTTTTACCATAATTTGTTATGCCAGCCGTGTCAAAAGCAAGTGCGTCTATAGCATGACCTACTTCGTGTGACAATGCTGTACCAGCTAATATATTACCTTCATTAATAGCAGCGTCAGCAGCTTTTTTATCTCTAACTATATATTTATCACCCACAATAGCAGCGTTAGCTTTACCGCTTCTAACAAGACTTACAACTTGATTAGACTGCCCTTCATATTTAGCTAATATTTTTTGTATTTCTGATTTTTTACTTTCTTTAGATCTTGAAGATTTATTTATTTTTTCAATCTCTTGTTGAGCCAACTCATCGTAAGCTTGCATTATCTCTTCTTGAAGCACATCATCAGTTGGAGCTGCAACAGTAGTAACATCTTGCAACCTTACGTCTTGTAGTATTGAAGCTGCTTTAGAATTGTCCTTATTGCTAATAACTACATTTTTTGTGATACGATCTTGTAAAACAGCTCCAAGTTGATAGTAAAGATCGTTTTCAGCTTTTAAATTTCTTCTTTTTCTTTTTTCTCCTTTTTTTGTTTTAGAATTAGAAAAACCACCTTCTCCATATACAATTGATTCTACCAAGTCTACAGCGTCAGGATTATTTCTACCAACACCAATCCTAACATCGGCTAAATAATTTTTAAACTCTGTGTAAACAGCTATTGCTTGCTCTTTGGTTGTAGCGTTTTTTAACTTTGGATTTTTCTTTATTAGTTTTTCTAATATTTTTTCACCTCTAATACCTAAATTTTTAACGCTATTAGTAAAATCAACTTTGCTTAAAGCTTCTTTTTTTATTTCAAGAGCTGAGTTGTATTTTTTCTTAAACTCAAGAGCTTTTTCAGGATCTAAGCTTTTTGCATACTCTTGAATTTTTTTATTTTTAAGTTTATCACTTAATGTAGGGTCAATACCCGCTTGTGCAATTAAATCATCTAGAATTCTACCGCTTATTATAAGGTTGTTTAGATCTTTACCTTCTAAAGACATAGCACCAAGTTCCATTTCACCACCTAACATTCCAAGTTTATTATACAGCAAGTCACTTCTTTTTGACATTAAACCATCGTAAGTACTTTGGTAATCAACATCGCTCGGATCTAGAGCTTTTAAGTCAGCGTCAATACCTTGTAGTTCTTTTTTAATCTTATTGTATTCTGCTTTTATAGGTGCAGTCGCCATTTGAGTCATTACCGTAGAGTATGTTGTTCCAGTACCAACCATTGGACCTGAAATAATAGCAGCATCAATTGCAACTTTTTTTCCACCAGCAATAAATTCTTTTGAATCAAAATCTCTGTTAAGTATATTAACATCGGCAAGAACGTTAGAAACATAAATTAACTCTTCTTCAAGAATTTCTTTAGCAACACCTTTGCTTATTTCTAAAACACCACGTAACGTTGCCTCGGTGTTTTCCATAAATATTCTTTTTGCTAAATCTTTAGTTGGATTTGCAAATCCACCTACAGCGTTGGTAAAGTTTGAAGCACCTATGTATTTTGTAAAAAATCCTTCTGCTACAAAAGCAGTGCTAACAGACCCAAACTGCTGCCAACCGCTATAGTCATTATCTGCTATAAACTTATTTAGCTCTAAACTTATTTCTTGATATTTTTGTTTTGGAATTAAATTTTTGTGTTTTTCTAAATCATTTAATGTTTGTTTAACATCTTCAACACTATCTTCTAAGTTTTCTAACTCAAATCTTTTTTCTCCACCACCATTAAAAGCAGCCACACCAGCAATTGTCCATTGAGTAGCTTTTACCCCCGCACCTAAACCACCAGCAATACCAGCAGTAGCAAGACTTAAAGTTGTAATAGCACCATTATCAGCATAAACTTGAGCGCCATACTCTAAAAATCTTCCTTGTGCAATAGCCTCTCCAGCTGTTAAATCAAAAACACCACCATATTTTTTATCGTAACGTTGTTGTATTAAGTTTTGCTGTTTTATCGCTTCGTCATTGCCAAACATAACAAAAGGTGATAAAACTAATTTATCCCAACTATCTCTATTAGCTTGTCTAAGTCTACCAAAAACACTACGGCTTTTTGCAGCAACTTTGCTAAATTCACCCCCACCAACACCTAAAGATTTTTCTTGTGTAATTATATTAGCGTCTTCAACATCTAAATCGTTTGATGCAGCCAAGTACAAACTCCTGTTTAAATCTACAGTGTGAAGCCAGTCATTAATTAAATTAGTATATTTAGAAACTTGCTCTTTGTTAGAACCTTTAAGAGTGTATATTCTTAAGTTTTCATCAAAATCAATACTTGTAACACCATTTTCAACAGCTTCTTTAATAATATTTTTTTGTTGTTTTTCTAAAAGCCTTAAATCATTACTTTGTTTAACATTTAAATTTTTTCTTTGATTTTCTAAAAGAATTTTTATTTTATTTCTTTCAACATCACTATTATAAGCGCTTGTTCTAACAATGTTTTCTAGGCTAGAGTCGTCATATAATATTTTTTCTATATTAGTATGAGTACCTGTGTGCGCATCCACAGTGGGTTTCATTTCAAAAGCGACTTGCGCCTGTCTTTCTAATTTAAGAGTGTTGTGCTGATCTTCAGAAAAACTGCTTTTAGAATAGTTATACATAAAGTCTGATATACCGCCGTTAAGTTCAGCTGTTCCTCTAAAAACCTCTTTACCTTCAATCTCGTCAAAAACAACATATGTTGACCCAGTATAACCACCTGTTTCTTTTGTTATTTTTAATCCAATTTTTTGATACATTTTTTGTAATCTATCAAAACCTTTAACATTTCTAATTCCAACGCTCGACGAGTCACTTAAGTCTGGGTCATAAGCATTTGGCGCCCAGTCAGTATAAACACCTACATACTTGTTTTCATTTTCGTATCTATCTTCTGCAAATTTTATAATTTTAGCAATTTGCTCTTTAACTTGTTTTTCACCACCACCAAACAAAACACCACTAACACCTTCACCACTTGTCATAGGTTGAAGATCTATTGTCATTGCATCCATACCTGGTATTTTAACAATTGACTTATCGTCCCAAAAAAGACCAGTGTCTTTAACTACAACATTACTATTTGGTAGTATTTCTGTTACCCACTGGCTAAACTCATTTTCATTATACTCTGCTATTACATCAAGATCTGTAGACTGGTTTTTATATACAAGTTTGTTTTTAATTTTGATTGCATCATCACCAGTAAAAACATTTATAGACTCGTCTTTATTTTTAATAGAAAAAGTGTATGGTTGTAAAAAATCATCATTACTTTTTTCAGTCAAACCCTTTACTTTCATTATGTTCATGAAATTTTCAAACTCAATATCTTGCGACTTGGCAGATTCTTGCAAATCTTCTAAAGTATATGGTTGACCGTTTAGTTCAAACATTAATTATCTTTTTTTATTTTTAAATACTTTAAATATTTTTTATAATTATCAGGGCTTAAGCTGTTAACTTCTTCAATAGTTAAATCTCCAAGAGATCTAATTTGACCGTTAATATAAACTTGACTTTCTTTTTCTATCTTTTTTGCAGCTTGTCTGTCTTGTTCAGATATTTCTAAATCATTACCACCTGTTTGCGCACCTTTATATCCAAGGTCAGGTCTTAAAACTCCTATTGCCGATGCAACTTGATCTTTAGTTTTTACAACGGGTTTTCCTTCTTCATATAAATAATACTTGCCATTTTCTTTTTTATAAAGAACTCCGTTCCAAGCTTGATGGTTAGGAAAATCTTTATTACTATTTAAAAGATTAATTGAATAATCTATAGCTTCTTTTGATACAGCTTGCTTACCTATTGTGTAAGTTCCACCTTTGTTATTTTTGTTGTTACGCACTTTTATATTATTGTTTAACACAGCTCTACCGTCATTAAATTTAGACTTTACATAACCTTCAATATAAAACTCTGTTGCTAGTTTTTTAGCTGTATCATAATCAAAGTTTTTACTATGTATATCTGTTAAAGCTTCAAATAAAACAGTTTTATTTTGAATACCCGCGTCTAATCCTAAGCTTTTTAAAATAGCAACCATTTCTTTATTGTCGTTGGTTTCATCATCATCAAACATTGTTGCTAAAGCATCGTAATAAGAAATCTCTCCTTCAAAATTCTTTTTTGTAAGATTAGAAAATTTACCAGGCGTGCTCATTAGTGAGTTGACAACATCTATTGATGATTTTTTAACATCTTCAAAAGATTTGTTTATGTTTTCTTCTTTAAAAGCAAATTCTGAAACATTGTTCCCAAGCTCACCCAAACCAATTCTAGGGGTGTCGTCTTTAAGCTCAATACCATCAAACAAGTCTGTTACACTTTGAAAATCACCGCTATTAACACTAACTTCTAACTTATTGTTTTTCCATTGAAAATCTAAATTTCCATAGTCATTATCTTTATGCCATATTTCTTTAAAAACATCGTAAAAACCAGCATTAGAGCTTCCAATATTAATACTACCGTCAATATAAGCTTGGCCAAACTTTGAAAAACCGGCGGCTAACCCGTTAATTTCAGTAGCTATTTGCTCTATTTCAAACATAATTTCTTTTTCCTTATCAGCATCTCCATAAACAGAAAGGTATTTTTGTTTTAAATCTTTTAACTTTTGTACGTTAGCCTCGTGCATACCACCTAACTGCTCGCTAGATCCAGATAGTTTTCTTAACATGCCTTCTACTTCACCAGCTATACTATTAAAACCATCATCTTTTGCTTTTTCTTTTTTGCTAATAAAGTCAATTATACCAGTTGTAGTTTTTGATATTATATCAAGTTCGGCTTCATAAAACGGAGTTTTATCAATAACTTTTCTTGATCTTGCCTCTGCTAAAGATGCTTGTATTAAACTTTGATCTGCTGCCATTTTTTATTCTTTTAATTACTTAATATGGTGTGTAACTTCCTCCTTCAAATTTGTTTGTTGCTTTATTGTAAGTTGGAAAAGTTGTTTGACCTACTGTACCTACAATATTACTAATAGATTGTGCATTTGCACTTGCGGCAGAAGTACGAGCACCCATAACATTTTTCTGTGCTTGCGCGTAAGCTTCATTAGCGCCTGTAGCCTGACCAAAACGTATACCAAGCATAGTTGACTCTCTATCAACGTTCATGTTTTGTAATAACTGGTCTCCTTTTTGAACTTGCAACTGTCCTTGAGCGGCCATTCTTTGGTTAGCAGATTCTTGCTGACCTATGCTTGCAGATATTCGCTGTGTTTGAAGTTGACCTTGATTTGCAAGAGACTGAGCAAGACCAGCTATACCACTACCACCTGCAGCACCTCTAAGACTTTGCATTATGTTAGATCTTTGCTGTTCACCTTGCTGAGCTTGAAATTGTGCTTGCTGTTGGTTTACAGTTAGATCTTCAAAAACGTTCTCAGCAAATGGGTTTCTAAACTGCTGTGCTTTATACACGTCCATCTGTTCATTTAAAACTTGTCTTTGTTGTTGTCTTTCTTCAAAAGCTCTTTGAGCTTCTGCTTGGGCAGCTCTAATATTTCTTCTACCTGCTTTAGCAGTAGCTATACCTCCTATTACAGAAGCAGCTAGTGGGATCCACCAAGCCATTAGTTATTTATTTTTTTTAAATTCATAATGTATTCTTTATCTATTTATAATTACACTCTTTATGTGTTATTTACTACTTTGAACTATCTCTGAGTTAACAGAGAAAAGCTCAGCTTTTGATGTTGAATTATTTTTCATTTTAACGCTAGCGTAGTAACCTGTCAAACCAGATGTTTCAACAGCGTTGTTTTTAGAAAATAACAAGAAATTAGCTGTTGTTGTTAAGTCAACACTACTTAAACTTGTTGTTACAGTTATAACACTAGTTTCTCTATTTACAGCGCTTACAGTTCCTATTTCTACAATGGTTCCTAGCTTGTCAAAACCACCAACAGCACTTATAGGCGCGTAATAAACCTTGTCTAACACGCTTAATGATTCGTTTAATGTTGTATTACCTAATGTTATTGTTGCCATATTATGATACTGTTAATATACTATCTAAGTTTATTGTTATTGTGTGATCTGCTGTTCCAAAGTTAGTTATAGCAAAGTCAAACGCTAAGTTTGCGCTTCTACTACTACCTGTAAATGTAAGCGCAGTGTCATCGTCTAAAGTTTGTGACGCAGAAAGAACCACTGTATCACCATCTGTAACACTGCTTACAGATATACTGCCAGTAGCTGAATTTATACCTTTACCACTTACAGTTGTCGTACTACCGGCTTTTATACCAGCAGTGCTATCAACATCAATTGTATCACTACTTATATCACCATTAACAAGAGTTGTAACAGGTGTTAGCGTTGCTGCGTTTATAAGAAAACCATTTTCATTTTCTTCTAATCCTAACACTTCAAACTCGCAGCCACTAATAGCTTTACTAGTAGAAGAACCACCATAAGAAAAAGTTAAGCTAGCGTCATCAGCCATACCACCACTACCCTGCGCGTTTTGCGTAACACTTACGGTTACTGTTTTGTTTTCTACATTTACAACTAACACTCGCGGAGCACCAGTAACGCCAGTACCTGTCAAAGTCATTCCTTCAACTAAACCATTTACGTCGTCTAAAGCAACAACTGTTCCTTCTGCTTGGTTTCCGTTTTTAACTTTTACAACACTTGATCTAAAATCTAACTCAGCCATACCGCCAACATTAGTAGTGTAACCTCTTGCAAATGTAAAAGAGTTTGCGCTTAAAGCAAAATCAAAAGAAATATTTTTTTGCAACCTTACGTTAGAGTTTCTTTCACCAACGAATGTTGTTGTTGCATATTTTGGGCTACCAGAGTAAGAGCCGTCGTATGAGGAACTTATAGAGGTTAACGATATAGTAATTGCTTTATACTGATTTATTACTAAGGTATTTTTTAAATCATTTGTAGAGTCTTGTATAACGCTACTTAAAGTTGTTCCTTTTGATACAACAGGTGAAAGCTCTACGGTGTAAACATCATCAGAGCTCACGCTTGGAAAATGCAAGCTACTAACAAAAGAGCCAGTAGATCCTATTAGTTTATCGCTTAACTGTGTTGCTGACGACGTAAATGTTGTAGAAGAAAAGTCGTATGTTTTACTATCACTACTTCTAGTTACTTTTAAATTAAAACGTGCTGTTGTACCACCTTTTACAATAAAACTTCTAACACTACCACCAGAGGCAATATCACTTGTTTCAAGTTCAAAAGACGTAATTTCAACAAGAGCATTATTGTATATGTTTGTTGCAGCCGGAAGTTCTTCAGTTTCATGGCTAAACAAGATTAAATCACCAAAAGAGTTTATAGTGTTTGTGTATTTTATTAAAAAAACTTTTGAAGTAACTCTGTTTTGAGAATCTTTAACAACCGTTTCTGTTATGTTGTAAGCAGATTTGTTTGTGGCTTTTAGTTTGTATGTAGGTTCTTTAGCATAATAACAACTAGTAGAAGGTGTAAATGTTACTGTTGCAATTGTAACCTCTACACCACTGTTAGGCGTTAAAACATAGTTAGTTATTGTTTTAAACCCAGTAGTCGTTGTGTTTGCGGTTACACCACTTCCAGCAGCTATAGATACTGTGTGTTTTGTATCTACCGTAGTACATGTGTTTAAGTTTATTGATAATGCCATATTATATATCTTCTGCTGTTATTTTACCTAGTCCTTGCACGGTAAATTCACTAGTGTCTAAATTACTCAAGCTTGTAGTATCGCCTTTTATAAAGTTAAACCACTTACCTTCTTTTTCTATAAACTCGTTTATACTACCAGTCTGTTTATCTGTTGCTATTGTTTGTGCTTCCCAACCAGCAATGTCAGAGCCTATATTATAATAGTTGTCTGTGTCGTCTGTATTTCTAGGTATTTTAGACTGCGTACCCTCGTAACTTAAATTTTTAAAAGTTTTTATAATATCTGCACCATCGTTTAAAACTAATGTTACATCAGAATTATATTGAGCGCCGTAAAAGTTATTGTGAGTTGTGTTTTTGTGATGTAGCCAAACTTTTGAATTAGTTGTACTATCTTGAATTCCAAATGTGTAGTAGTTGTTTGCAACACTCAAGCCTTGGCTTGGTATAAATGATTTAAAACTAGGCCAACCTTTAGCGCTTTCGCTAAAAGAAACTGTGTAATTCGATGAGTTTGATATAGTAACGTTGTATTCTTTTTTGTCATTATCATAACTACCTAACACTTTTGTAGCATCTTTTAAGTTGTCTTTAAACCAACTTTTCATACCGTAGTCAGAAATAGGCGTTAAACCATCCATTGACAGTCTAAGAATAGCACCTCTTTGTTTATCTGCAAAATAAACTCTATAGTTATAAGCTGCAAAAGATTCTGGGTTTTGTGATATACCATAGTTACCAGCGAAAGGTATTGTTTGTCCTAGAACGTTTTCAGTTGCTGTTAAGTTTGTATTACCATCAGCATTAAAAACAGCGTCTTTATTTGCTAAAATCCTTAAAGATTTATCTTCACAAAGTGTTAACAAGTCTGAGTTTCTGGCGTAAAGTTTTTGTATGCCACCATATTCTGGGTTTATGTCTTTTGTAATTTTTTCTGCAGCTATAAATTGACTAGTATCATTCACACCGCTAATTGAGTTGTATAATCCAGAGTATATTAAACCATATTTTCTATGCTCTTCATTATACTCTCCTTGTAGTGTTGTAGATACTATAGCGTTTTTATCAACAAAAACTTGGTTAAAATCATCTTTAATTCTGTTTGATTCAACACCGTTGCCAAAGCTATAACAATTAAACCAAGGTAGCTCGTGCTGCATACCGTGATCTCCAACGCTTATAAAATCACTAGCTTCGTAATAAATATCTAAGCCTTCATCTGTCTTAGGTTGTGTTTCAAAAACCGCTGGGTTTGATGATATTATTTGATTTTCTTCGTCTAAAGATGGTTCTAAAAACTCAATAAATTGCCTAGTGTTTTCATCCATCTCAGTAGAACTATTAGACGATGTTGTATTGAGAGGTTGGTAGTTACCACTAAAACCAGGGCCGTCAGTATTTGTAGCCCCAGTAGTAGCATTTTCAATTTCCATTATCCAAGTAACTCTTCTGTTTGTTGCATAACCAAACCTTTCTAACTCTTGATTGATAGTATACTCACCGTTAATACCATCACTTAAGTGATTAGTAACTGGTGCATTTGTTGAGGAAGTGCTACTAAAAAATACTAACTCACCACCATTGTCTTTAACCGCCATTTCAATTTTACCATCTAAATGCTCATTGTCATTTCTTATGTCAGAAGCAAAAAGAGCTCGATTAGGAGCCAAATCAGTTGTGCCTGGGTAAAAATTGTTAGGGTTGTTCATGGATGTAGAGCCTGGGTTTGCTGCAATAGCAATTGGATATTCATGAGCTGGATTACCTAAATGACCTTTTGCAAAAGGCCAAGGCGTGTGGTTATACCTTCTTTCTTGTTTTATTTTTGTTATTTTGTATACTGTTTCTGTAGCATCACCTGAAAATCTAAAAGACGAACCGGTACGAAGCCTTGAAACAAAAAGCTGCTCTGCGCTGTGATTGTCGTTGTTTGGTGAACCAACAGACCATGCGGTACTATATGCGCTGGCATTTTCAATATCAGCAAGCGCAACGTTGGCTTGAGTATCTGCAGCCCATATTTTAGCATAAGATAATTCCATGTAAAATTTACCAGCTGTAAAAAAATTGTCTGCATTTCCTTGCTGATCAATTTCACTACCTGTTGCTTGAAAAACACCTCTACCAAACCTTCCTGGTAAATTAGTTTCAAACTGCCCATTACCTACTTGACCAGCCGTAGGATCTACTCTATCTAAATCTTGTCTTCTTGTAAACGATGCGTTGCTAAGATTAAAAGTTGGAATATTATACCCATGGTTCCAATGGCCTGGGTCTTGAAAAGTACCGTTGTTTGGATCTTCATTTCCGAGTGGTTGTGTTCCGCAATAACCAACATTATCTATAAAAAAGTCTGTTCTTGTTTCGTTATTATCTGGAATAGTTTGAAAAGTAAAAGTACTATATTTTAAAAACTTCAATAATCTACCCCATTTGTGAACAGCATATTCTGACATTACAAGATAAAGATCACTACCAGGGGCTCCACCTGGAATATCTTTTACAACACCTCTACCAGTAGAAAAACTACTGTCACCAGAAGTGTCCCAAAAATAACCACCTTCAGCCGCTCCTATCCAAGGATATTTTGTACCGCCACCATGTGCAATGCTTCCGTGAATAATACCAATACCTTGTGCGACTGGGGTAGCATCATCAACTTTAAGTCTAACATCATTACTACCACTACTTCCACCGCTTGCAGAATCTTTTTGATACCTAGTGGCTGTACCAATACCAATACCAGCTATAGCATCATCAGAAGAATAAAAAGCCTCAGACCTTGCTGCAATTGCAAAGCTTGCTTGCGTTATAACGGCTTGCGCTAAAACAAATTGAGATAAATTGTTGTCTAACTTTAGTTTTACAAAAAACTTACCAGAAAACTCTGGTCTATCTACAAAAACTGAAGTAGCAGCGGTAACAGTAACCCCAGTGTTAAAGCTATTATTACTCATAATCCAACTAGAATCCGCGTCTGTTATTGGGTTTTTTAAATGTAAATAATAAAAGTCAATACCATTAACATCTATAAGTTCAATAAAACTAACTTCAAGCCAATCAGTTCTTATATTGCCACCGTCAAAAAATCTTAAAACTAAATTTTCTAAACCATCTAATGGAGGACAATTTTCATCATTTATCCATCTTGGTTTTCTTATTGCTAAAACTTTTTGGTCATCAACAGGTCTATAGCTTGCATCTGTAAAAACACCATTTAAAGTACCACTGCTTGAAGTAAGACCGTCTGCAGTACCAAGTTCGTCTCTTGTTTGTTTAATATAAAGTGGAGCTTCATTTTCAATGCCTAAAACTTTATATACAGCGCTTTCGCTTTGAACAAGACCAGCGTCTAATTGTTTTTTCAATACTAAATAAGTTTCTTCTGTAATTTTATTTCTTTCAAACGAAGGAAAAGAAACCCAAGCATTACCATCTGAAGAGCTGTATATTCTGTCAACAGCTAGGTTGTAATACTCTGAAGAGTTTTCTTTTACAAAATATTTAAACTTATGAGCAAAAGAAGGTATTTCATTTTCAAGTTTAACATTTAATGAATTTTCATTATCAGCGCTATATTTTTTAACTTTTACAGAAGCAGATTTACTTGTTAAGACTGGTGTTTGTCTACCAAACTCATCAGCATACACAACGCCTATTTGATAATTTCTTTGAGATTTTATAGATTTTTTATTGTTGTCTTTTAATTTTTTACAACTTATATTTGATATTTGACCGTCAAACCCTTCGCCTGCAACTGCGTTTGTTGACTGTATATTAAATGCAGTGTTATCGCTAAAAAAATTGTCTTGAACTCCACCATTTGTTTGGCTTAAAGTTATTTTAAACTCATGATCACCATTAGAATCAAGTCCACCAGCATCAGCTCTACCAAATTGACTGCTAGTTACCAAAGTTACTCTTAAATTACCTTGTGTTCTATTTTTAATTTTAAACTTAACAATATAAGTAGCATCGTTTTCAAAAATTAAATTTTGAGAAATTTTATCATTTTTTGCAATACCTTTAGTTAATAATGGCTCAAATCCACCACCTAAAAAAACTCCAGTTTCAAACGGTATAGGCTTCCAGCTACTATCTGCAACCCAGCCATCAAGATTGTTACTAGCTGTAGCGTTAAAAGCCGTTGCTAAATTGTTTTTCAACATTTCTGCTCCTACTTCTTTCCTGTCTTTAATAAGAATATTCATTTCAGGCTTAATAACACTACCACTATCGTTTTTTAAATCATAATTTTGCAAATAGTTGCCGTAAACTACTCTATTACCAATAACACTTTGAGCTAAAGCTTTTCTAGGCACAGCGTCCCAAGGTCTTAGTATTTGGTTAGAAGGAATAATAGAGTATATATTTTCAGAGTTTATTTTATACTCGCCGTTAAAAAACAAACTATCATTTATAGTATTCCAAGAATTTACACCTGAAGCATCTATATCTCTTTGCGTAATATTGTCAACAGTATATATAACTGGAGAGTCAGATTCTTTATATAAAATATCTATTTGAACAACCTCACCAGGTATGTCGTAAGGTATAAAATCTTTTATTATTACTTCCTTAACAGTGTTTACCATACCAGAATTAAAACCTTGCAGTTGGTCATATAAAAAATCACCTGGTTTAAAAGCTATTGTAGAAAAAGGAGATATTGTAGAATATTCTCCATTTTTATATTTCCACCTAGTTGCAAATCTTACAAACTTTTCGGTAAATATAGTTGAATCTCCTTCCGGAAAAACATTATAAGCTAATGTCCCAGAAGGCGTGTTGGACATAGCTAGTATTTCAATGTTTAAGATATTAGTTCCTTGGCCAATTACTTTTGCTCTTACATGGTTATTTTCGGTAGTTGGTATTATATTGTTACCAAGCAATACAACATCACCAGGGTTATAAATGCCTAATTGCATGAACGGATAAATTATAAGAATCGCGGTATCACCAACAGTTAAACCATTAAAATTTGTTGAGCCAACAACTTGAGTGCCAGGTTTTATTTCATTTGTTATTATTATAGGAGCTTCTTTTGGTCCTTTTTTAATAACTAAAACATCTTCTTCCTTTACAAAGACATCGTCTGCTAGATCAATATTTCTTTCACTAACAACAAGCCTTGTGTTTTTGTTAAGATTTGTAGGCTCGGTACCAGCTATTGAGTTTGAAATGTTTATTTTTTTAGGCTCTGTATTGTTGTCTGTCCAGAACAACAAGTCGTCTACTATATTAATACCAGTTATTAATTTTTCGCTATCAAATCTTAAAACTCTATTTTTAAATTGCCCACTAGCTATATCTAAATCGCCATAAGCACCTGGAACAGCCCAAGAAAATTCTAACCAACTCCATGTAGCAAGTCTAACGCTGTCAAAACTAACAATATTACTTAAGACTGTTATTTGTCTCCACTCATCTTCACCAGTAGTGTTAACAAATTTTATATACATGCCAGTTGATAAATTTGTTGTAGAAGTTAATTCTACGGCAGTGTAGCCAGTAGCGACACTACCAGTCCAATCACCACTGTCTGGAGTAGGATGTTGTTCTAACCAAAAGTCTATAAAAACAGGTATTACCTCGTGAGCGTCTGCTGTCGTGTGTGTTGTTCTATATATAGCGTCTTTAAAAGTTTTTATTGGTGATCCTGGTGACCCTGGGTTTTGGTTCCAACCACTACCACCACTTGATACCAACCAGTATGCACAGTTATTTTTTTCATCAGCAATAGCACCAACACAAACCCCGCTGTCAGTAGATAAATTTGTTATATTTTGATTATCCACACCAACTAAAGCAGTGTTACCTAATAAGTTTTGAACAGAGCCGACCGCATCTTCATCTGAAGTTGATACCTGTATGTTATTGGCGTCAGTGTACTGTCCATTAGGAACTAGTCTTTCGTCAAGGTCTTTGTTCATTTTACCATCAACGAAATTGTGCTTAATCTCTGGCATGTATTAGTGTTTTATATGTTTAGACTTTCCTCTAAGTATTTGAGTTAATTCTTCTAATTTTAAATTTGATAATCTTAGTTTAGCTGTTCTTACAGCTGCAAACTTATCTTTTTGAAATCTACGAACTATATATTCTTGCACATTTGCTTTAGTTGACATTATAGCGTATGCTATACACTTGTACATTGCCTCTTCAGCAAGCTTATGCACTTGCATTTCAGCATCTGTACCTAAGCTGTCACTTATATATTTTAAAGCTACAGTTTTTCCAGAAAGAAAAGAGCTAAAGTGTATTTTACCTGTAAGTTCATCTATATAAAAAGATCCATTATTTTGCGCGTGTTGAGGTTCTATACCATATCTTTGACCCTCAGCAACCCACTGTGTGTCGTCTTCATAATCATCTGTTGTTGTTGATGAAGTATGTGCTTTGTAGGCAGTCCAAGTGTCAGAGTCTGTTGTTGTCAAATTATCACCTGTAAACTGATAAACTCCATCAGCGTTTTGAGTTATAGCTGTTGGGTTTGAAGTTTTAATAGCAGGGTATAACACATGTTCTATACCAGCTGAATCTGACCAGGTTAATTTAACATAATTTACATAGTCTTGTGGCAGTACCATTTGTAGTGTAGCTGGTACTTCTATTTCTTGTGACTTTGTAGATTTAAACGTGTCAAAAGAAAGTTCTTGCAAAGCCCTTTGAGCGTGAAAAGCAACATCAGTTCTTTTGATTTTTGATATTATTTTATCTTCACCAACATAAGCTATTATAAATTGATTAATAATATCATCTAAAGATGTAAACTGGTAAGTACCAAAACTTGATCCTTCGTAATAACTTTTTTGTGTAGTTCCGTCTAATAATCCCATTTACTATTGTTTTTGTTGATTAATTTTTGATGATTCAGCGGTTGATGCTGTTTGTATAAGTAGGGTGTCTTTTATAGATATACCAGCTAGTTGTAATATTTTTGTTACTAAATTGTTTTCTTCAGACGCGTGTAGCTCAAAATCTTGTAAATCACTAGCGCTACCATTGTATAAAGCCTTATAATCACCGCTAACAGTGTAAGTCCATTTTACAGTTGCTGGTTTTTTAATATAATTATGAGTTACATCTGCTGTTATACTACCTGCTGGAAAACATTTTATTTTAGAAACACCAGCTGCTGTTGGAGTTTCGTGAATATAAACAGGTCTTTTTGCTGTAGGGCTAGTTAATGGAGAGTTTTGTATATATTGAAGATCTTGTTTATTAATTTTTTCTATAACTACTTGAGGTGTTCCACCACTGTAGAAAACAGTTCCTAATCTATAAAGGTCCGAGGCTAGTGTACCGTTATTACTAGACATTGACACAGCGGTTTTAAATTTTTCAAAAACAGCTATTTTTTCATATAACAAGTTAATCATGTCAGAGTACTCGGTGCTATTACCAGATATTCTTCCAAACTGGTTCATATCATAGAAATATTGCTCAAATATATCCATCTGAGCTTGATTAGCAAATAAGTTAAATTCTTGAGGTGTTATATATCCTTTTTGCTCTTTGTTAGCTATTGCTAATACTTTTTGATATACGTCGTTTATAATTACTGCCATATTTTTTTATTGTAGTTTGCGATCGCTCCGTAGAGCGACCGCTTCTACAGTTTGATTAATTTAATCGTTTTTCTATATTTGAATATATTTCCATACCTTCATCAGTTTTAAACCAATGTGCTAAAGCAGTGTATGGATGCTCGTCAAATGGAACTGTCATTAGTTTTCTATCGTTAGATGCCCATAAAAAATTACGATTATCTGGTGATAGTTTTAAAATTCCCATTTCAACAGCTTTTATACCATAGTTTCTAAGTTGAACGTTATCATCAGAAGCTAACTCTAAGAAAAGAACAGGATTGTTTTTAGCAAACAATAACAAATCTCTTTTAAGTTCTTTAGAACTCATCTTAGATACGCTAGAACCAACTTCAACACGCATAATTGCTTCAGCAATATCAACATCAACTGTTTGGGCAATATTTAAAGCTTCTAACTGTAATTCTAACACTTCTAACTCGTCAGAAGCTTCAACTTCTGGTTTCCACTCTTCAAATAAAGTTTCTTTTTGTGGGTGGTATAAAGATAAAAGTTTTTGTAACGTTTGTTTGTTTCTTGGAACGTGTAAAGCACCGTTTCTAAATATAATATGTGCTAATCTTTGATCGCCTTTCATTTCGTCAACAAAGCAAGTTTTTTGATTTTCACAATATTTTAGTTCTCTTTCATAACCTAACTCTTCGTCAAAGAAATAAATACCAGCAGACTTTACCATGTAAGATAAAGGTTTTCTTTTTCTTGTTAAGTAATAAACTCTGTCTTTTATTTCCCAAGTTGGTTTTTTAGGTTCAACTTTTTTAGGTTTTGGTGTTTCAACAACTGGTGTTTCAACAACAGGTACCTCCACCTCTTGTGTTTTTTGTTTTTTTGCCATAATATAATATATAATAAAATTAATAAATAAAAGGACCGAGGCCGAAGCCCCGGTTCTTTAGTATAAACAGTGCTTATTTCATTAACATGAAATTATTAGCACCTTGTGTAATTAAACATCTTTCAGTTAAGAAGTGTAATTGCATTGCATCTAAAGCAGATGTAGCAGCACCAACAGAACCAGTAACCCAAGACTTCATTCTTCGGTCGTCAGTTTGTGAAGCTCTATATCTTACGTGTAAGAAAGGTCTCTTCATGCTTTGTCCAACAGTTTGATCATAAACTGAAGAAGTACCAGCAGGTATCATAACTCCTCTTAAAGCTTCAGTTGTAGCAGCAGCATTAATACCACCTCTAGTAGCTAAATCATTTAAGTATCTAAAGTCAGACTTGTAGAAGTCATAAGAACCTCTTCTGAAACCAGTGAAACCTAAGTTTAATGCCATATCTTCAGAGTTGTTAAATACACCGTAAGACGTACCACCAGCACCGTAAGAATTCATTGAAGCTAACATATCGTCAATAGCTAAAGACGTGTTTCTGTTAACAAACATCATGTATTCTTCAATAGCACCTTGCTTATCAAACTCAGCTAAGATAGCATCAAATTCAGCTAAATCAGTAGCAGCGTTAACACCAGTAACACCAGTAGTAACGTTACCTCTTTGCTCAATAGCGTAGAATAAACCTTCAGTACCAGCATCTCCTTCTGGAGATAAACCTAATTCACCATCAACATTTGTTGAGTTAGAACCTGGAACAGATTCAAGCATTGCCATTTCTAAGTAATCAGTAAATCTAGCTCTTGTGTCAGCCTCAGCCTTTAAGTACCATAAGTAACCTGATTGCCCGTTTTCAGCAGAAATTTCTACCCAACCAACTCTAGACGTATCAGAACCTGATACCTCGTAGTAGTCTTTCATAATAATTGGCTTGTTAGTAAAAGTTTTAAAAGTAGGCTCGTTAGCTGTTCTAGCTGAAGAACCATCGTAGTTATCACCTTTCTTAAACTCAGAACCAATAACTAATAATGTAGCAGCGCTAGCTGTTTCAGAGTGACCAGTTAAAACGTCTTCATCATAAGCTCTAAGACCAATAGCAGAGCCGTCAACAGCTACAACTAAGCATCTTGAAACTTTACCAGCAGAAGCTAGTAAAACGATGTCATGATTTCTAACACCGTGACTAGCAACAGCAAAGCCGTCACCAGCAATGTTACCATCAATATCAGTTACAACAGTAAATTTACCTTTTGCACCTGATGAACTTACGTTACCATCTAAATCGATAGTACCTTTAAGTGAAATATGTAATCTTGATTGTTCAGACCAAACGACTCTATCAGACGTCATAGCCTCTTCCGCACCGACTTGATTAAGAAAACCAGAAATTGTACGAGGTCCAAAAACCTCAGCTTCTTTTTCCATCAATTCAGGCAGGTATTGTTGAGCCCAACCTTCAGTTGAGCTACTTGTAAAATCCACGTAGTTTGTAGATAATGCTACTTTCTGTGAAGAAGGAACACTATTTAAACTACCTCCAGGAGTAATTGCCATAATTTTGTAATTTTAAATTTGTTATTTATTTATTTTTAATTTTAAACTTAAAAGTTGGAGAAGTGTCATCGTTAAGCACTCTTACTTTAGGGCCACTTGTGTTATCGTTAGAAAATGATTGCCTTGGATCCATACTTACGTTTTTAGCCTTAGCAACACTATCTTTCATAGCGTCAGCTTTTCCTTGTTCATAAAAGTGATTAGCAATAGCGTCGGGATTCATTGCTGTAAATAAAGATTTATGATAACCTTTAGCGTCTGACATTTCATTATTTTCATTCAAGAACTTCTTGACAAAATTATTAATATCACCTTGGGTTTCTTTAACCTCATTAGCATTTTTCACATTAAACCTATACCTCTTATCTCCGACGTTGTATTCAAAACCTTTGAATTTATCGTTAAAAACTTCTTTAGTTTTTAATTTAAAAGTGTTAGTTTGTTTTTCCGCTATTTTATTAGTCTCTTCCGACTCTTTGTTGTATCTATTAAAGAAGTTTACAGCTTTTTGTTGTTCGGTAGTTAACCTAGAACCAGCTTTAATTTCTTCATAGTACTTAGACTTTTGCCCGTCTAGGTGGCTTTTAGCGTTGGCAACTTGCTCTTTTAACGCTATCTTTTTCTTTTTAATCTCTCTTTCTTCATGTTCATCTTCATCGTATAAAAATGAGTCTTCTATTAAAAAACTTATTTCATCGTCTGTCAAGTGAGATTTTGTTTGTTTGTAGTACTCTCTAAGAACTGTCATGTCATCGTAACTAGAGTAGTCTTGGTTAAGACGCACGTAATCTTCTAACGTACCACCGGTTTCTTCCATAAAATCTACAACTTTTTGTAAATTTTCAGGTATTGCTTTACCAGTTTCTTTAGCTTCTACTATTTCTTCTGCTAATTCTTCTACTTGCTCTTTAACTTCTTCTTCAGTAACTTCTTCTAATACTGGAGTTTCTTGTGTTTCAGTTTCCGGTTGTACTTCTTCTTGTTTTTCTGTGGTGTTGGCATCTTCAACGAGCTCAACCACTCCGCTGTCGTCAGCGTTATCTTTTGTAACTTCTTCTTTAACTTCATCTTCTTTTGGTGTTGGTGGTTTGTCTAAATTTACTTTGACGACATTGTCATCTTGTTTTGTTTGTTTAAGATCAACTTTTACAACGTTGTCTTCAGTAGCCTTTTCTACTACTTCTTTTGTTTTCTTTTTTGCCATAATATAATATAATAATAATTAATAATTGTTATCTAGGATCAAATGAACCTAAATCAAATCCGCCTCCTAATATATCATTACCTGCGGACTCAAAGTTTTTAGGTAGTTTTTCATTTTTTCTTTGATCTATAAGCTCACTTTGTTGTGTAGCTTGTATTCTTGTTCTTTCGTCTTTACGATCTTCTTTTTCTTTTTCTTTATTACTAACAGTTTGGTTTTTCATGTTTTCTAACTGCATGTTCATTTCAAACTCTAACTGCATCAATTCTTTCTTATGCATAACTTCTTGTTGCATTTTTTGAGCATCAAGTTGTGCTTTCATTTGTTCAAGTTGTGCTTCTGCTTGAGACTTAGCTTGTTCTTTTTGAACTTCCATTTGAGCAGAAGCTTGTTGAGTTTGCATATTAGCCTGTGCTTGCGCCTGTATGTTCTCTTGAGCTATCATCTGATCTTTTTCTTGCTTTTGTTTTCTACGAACTTTTAACAATTGATTAGCAAGCTTTATATTTTTAATTTCTCTAAGATCAATAGCATCCTCAAGATCTATACTTTGTTGTTGCAATGCCATTTGAATATTGTTTTCAAGCATTGCTTTTTCTTCTTCATCTGGTTGTAATTCAATAAATATACCAAAGTCATACAGGTATAGTTCGCTTATCTCTTGTAGCGTAGCAACATTATGCACGCCTATTTGCTGTACAAAAGCTTCAGCTGTTGGTGAGTATTCTATAATGTCAGATATTCTAAGAGATAAACACTCTGCTATTTCAGATGTTAAAAACAAGCCAGACTGTAATATATGTCTAGTTGCTGTGTTGCTATTTGCAGCTGCTAATTTTTGCACGCCAACTAAAGCGTTTTTATCAGGCATACTACCATCTCTAGCTTCGTTAAGACCCGTTGTGTCTCTAATCATCTGTAAATAGTAATTATACGTACCGATTAAACTTTGCATTTTAGCACCACCATTTCCAGATTGTATTTCTTGAATAGGCACTTTACCTGGGTTCATATCACCTTCAGAAGTAAATGATCTACCAATAACAGATCCTGTTTGGAAGAACATGTTTAATGCTTCTTGTGGGTTGTAGTTTGTGCCATTACCTAAATCTATTTCAGCTAAACCATCAGCGTCTAAGTAAACACCATCAGGAACCATACGTGATAATACTTGTTGTAATTTTAAATGTGTTAGCTGTATCATATCAGCAAAACCAGTAATACGCTGCACTAAAGATTCTATACGACCTTTGTACATACGTGGAGCTACAATAGCATAATTCATTTTAACTTTTGTAAAATCACTTTTTGGCCTCATCATGTTTTTAGCCATTTCCCACTTTAACAACTTGTCTGTTCCTAAAATAATAGCACCATCGTACAGACATTCTATTGACCTGTGTAGTTTACCAAAATTATCAGAGTCTTGAGGAGGGTTAAACGTATCGTCTTTTGCTAGTATTTTATCAGCTCCACTACCGGTTTCTTTTACTTTGTAAACTTCGTTCATATACGTTTTATAATTAAAGTATAAAACTTGAACTTTATTGTTATCATGCTCACTGTGATTATAACCTTGATTATAATTTGTGTTGTGATAATTTTTGTTTTTAACTATATCTTCTAAATCTTCTGGTGTTAAGTGTGGAAATTGCTTAGCAAGCTCGTTAATTGGTATGCTTTTAACTTCACCAACATAATATATATCATCAAAATAAGGTGATTCAGTGTAAGAATAAACTAAATCAGCTGGATCAACATAATCAACTACAACACCTTCAGATGTATTAAAGCTGCTTTTTACAGCACCAATACCTAAAACAGTAAGATCATAGTAAAACTGTTTTTTAATTAATTCATACTTACTACCCTCAAGTAAAACATTAATAGCTTGTTCTTCAGCAATTTCAATAGACTGCTTGTACGTAACTTGCATGTGTAAGTTAAGTTCTTCTTCTGTTCTAGGTAAATCATCATTGTTATTTTCATACAAATCAATACCAGTATTTGCTAGCACATAGTCGTTTATTTCTTTAGCTCTTATATCAGAAATAACAGACGTCATGTAATCTGTTCTTTCTTTAACACCATATGGATCTTGTGAGTATGCTTTTATGTCATATGTTCTTTCTGCAATACCATTAACTACTATATCAACGAACTTAGGTATAATAGGCACTGGCTTCCAATCTAAATTAAGATAAGACAAGTCACCGTTTATAGATAATTCATCTTTGTATTTTTGTATTGACTGTTCTCCTCTAGCGTATAATCTTAAATTATGAAAATTGTTATGATTAGTTTTATATCTATTAGAGCCTCTTTCAGTATGAAACCACTCAGCTTCAATAGCTTTGGCTACTTTTAAACCATAATCATAGCTCATTTTTTCCACATCGCTTACGACTTGAGAAGGAAAATAACTTTTTACAACCATATTTATTTTTTAATTAATTTAGACGTATTGCCTTTATTTGTGTACTTAGCAATGTTTATATTTAGTTTTGGTTTTTGTACCAGTGCATTTGGTCTATATAAATGCCTGTTGTTTGCCATAATAGCTAAACCAGAGCTTATAGAAGCATCATGCTTTGTTCTTTTATTTATGTCAAATTTAGCCCAATCGTTTAGTAATTCATTAAAATAACAATTACCAAAAGTACCATCTTGTGCCATACCTACGTGGCTTTGTATATACATTTCAATTGCAGCGGCGTGAGCTTGTTTTATATCTTCACTAGAGTTTGGTATACCACCTATTTCTTTTTCTGCTACAGATAATTTATTCCATATCTTGTCTGGCCTGTTCATGCTAAAACCTCTATAACCACGTCTTCGTAAATAATACAATAGACGAGGTTTATTGTTCTCTGCAAGTAAAGGCATCCCGTAAAATACTAATGCCATTAGAACGTCCTCAAAGAATATCTCTGCAGTTTGTGGTCTAGCTAAATACTCTAAGAAAAATGTATTAGCCGGCGCGTCTTCCATACTAAACTTAGTTAAC